AGATACCCGCCAAACATTACAGCAGTTAATTCAACATACTGGCTGTAAAAATCATAGGTAGCAAGTCCGCCCATCTGCGCACCGTTTAACATGTATGTGTTAAGCGCAGCTGAACTAAATGGTTCAAACGCACTACCTTCGCCACCGTTGTCCCAGCCGATAGTTCGTCTAAATACTTGCCTAACAGTTTGGATTTCACTAGGCAATGTATACACATTCACGCCATCTTGCAATTTTAAAAAGTTATAGCTTTCTTCAAACGCATTTTCTGCTCGTTGTCGATACACACCAACAGCTCGTTGATATGCCGACTCGTAATGTTCAGCATCAAGTTCTAAGTCGATTATTCCATCGCCAAGTTGAAGCTTTACATAATCAATCGTTTGCTGTTTAAGTGTCTCGAGAGTTTGATCAAGTGTTACTGTTGCCATTTATACTGTCCTTATGCAGTATTTAGCATGATCACCACGCCTTGAGTATTACTACATGATCATTACCACGGCCGTTATACCTAACTTCAGTAGCCTTCACATCCTGAAAGAACTTGCGACAAGCCGGTTTACCGCCCCTTAATATTGCTTTGAGCTGCTCTGCTGGCTTACGCAGCGTTTTACAAACACTCTTAGTAGGATTAAACCCAATAAGCGTATTACTTTTTATAGTGTATGTTTGAGTCATATCATCAGCAATTAAGTATATCAACTTGCGGGTAGATGTGTTGTACAACCAAGCTTCAGTGCCATTAACCAACTTCTCGGCACTAACACTAGTTAAACCAAGATCTGCAAATTCTTTAAGATACTTAAATTTGCGAGCTACTTGCATCGGTGTTTTTTGCTTAACTGCACGTGGCTTGCGTTCTACTTTCTTAACTTGCACATAGCTAGCGCAATCAGCAATTGCTTTTTCAAGAAACTTATGCAATGCACGGATTTGCATTTTACCTAAATTTGCATATGCTTCCTTGAGTTGTGTAAACATATCTTGATCATGCTCGCTTAGTTTTTTTAGTTTCGCAGGGGTTGGTGGATTCATTAACTCGTTAACTTCGGACAACTGATTTCTAAATGGTGTTGCAATCATGTCAATTGTTTGCGGTGGGCAGCCCTTGCTTCGTAACAAATTCATAACTGAAAACTTATCTGGATCTTTATAACTTCCATTTGCAAAGTTGTCAACTAGCTCATCAATTTCTCCACCAATCTCCATAGTCTTGTCTCGCATATTTTCTTGTATAGTACGGCGCACAACTGGCGTTGCACCTGTTTCGTCATCGGCATTGATATCTACTGTGTCTATTGTAGACAACAACACTTTAATTTTTTTATGCATAAACACTGAAATAGGCTGCATTTCTCCGCCTGCCCCGGGTAGTGTTTGCCAATGAGAATTGTGATCTGGGTGCAAGTCGGGCATGCCGTTGCGCAAACATTTTGCATAAATGCCAATTAGTACTAATCCAACTGACCCGTGTTGTTTCATTCGTTTAACATCGTCTGTGCTATATTCAACATCTTTCATCCAAGCAAGCAAGTCAGGGAATACATCAGCGGCTTTTTTATCTGCATAGTATGCATTAAATGTGCGGCGTCGATATGTGTGATAGGCAGCACCGCTCATCTTCAGTGCATCGTCCCAGGATGCTTCTGTAGTTTTGCGTTTTTTACGAGCTACTGGTGCTTTTTTAGGTGGAAGTTTAATACCTGCGACTTTTGCCATTGCTTTGTTCTCCTATTACTCAACTAATATAGCATCCTATTATATATGTGTCAACCTAATCTTTTCTTGTTCTAATACAATAAAAAGGTTGACAACACGATATGTTATTGTTATAGTATATGTATAAGTTAAGAAGAAAGAGAATCACTATGTACACTGTCAAATATCGTTTTTACAACTACGCTGTATTAGAAAAAACTTTCGAGACCCACGCTAAAGCAAAGGGGTTCTTTTTCGCAATGTCTCGCCGTACTGGTGTAAAATACGCAGAATTAGTAGGAGCATAATATGAACGATTATATGAACAATGTTTACGGCGCAACTGGTTCACAAGTTAGTGGTATTGCCAACGGTGTTCCTTTCCTGGGCGCTATCACTGATACTCGTATCAAGTTCGGCGGCGGTATCCAAGTAGTAGTTGAAGATGGCACAGAGATTTACATCATCGATGCTACTACATTAATGAACGGAGCAGATTCAACATACAGTAATTTACATGTATACTTTGAAGACCAGCGATAAGTATGGTAAGCAAATACAAGGAATGTACACAATGAGCATGAATCACCAAGCAAAGAATAAAGACGACGAGCTAGAACGAATGAAGGCAGAGTTTCTTGCCAAAGGCGGTGCAGTTACTAAAGGCAAAACTAAAGCTATGCCTCCAGAACTTGGTATTAGTAATAGCAGCTGGAACAACAAACTAACAAAAGCCGAAAAGGTTGCCAGGAGCGGCCCATTGGATGATTAAATTGCACGACATAGTAATTGCAATATTTTGGGCTTGGTTAATACTTGCCTTTGTGTTTGTTCCGTGGATTGGATACTTTATAGCATACGGTTTAGTGTATGTGTGGGATATGTATTGCAAATATAGATTGGATAATAATAATGGCATGTAGGAAACATGGGTACAAAGGCAATAAGAAGTGTCATGCCTGTGAACGTGAAGCCGATGAAAGATCCAATAAGTTCTGGGGTTGGATTATTCTAATAATGATACTTTATTGGTTGTTTGGATGATTAAGGGATCAGTGACTAGTAAGCGATAAATACATGTAGAGGAAACCTGTATGCCACGCTTGAGTTTATATCGACCAAATCGTCAAAACGATTACAAATTTATTGACCGCACTATATCTGAAATGTATCAGGTTGGCGGTGTGGACATGTTTGTTCACAGATATCTTGGACCACAACCACACGGCGATGACAGTTCAAGTGTTAGCGGTGGTACCCAAGACGCTACACAACCAGCATACAGCACCGAATCGCCACTGTTTATTGAAGATTTGTTTTTACTTGAAAACAGAGATCGCAAATACGATGACGATGTTTATGAAATGCGAGGCGTGTATAATTCGCAAGACGTTGATTTCGACCTAAGTCAGTTTGGCTTATTTTTAAACAACGACACACTGTTTATTACATTCCATTACAACTTTATGATCGATACAATTGGTCGCAAACTGATGAATGGTGATGTGCTCGAATTACCAAATCTTAAAGATTACCATCCACTTGACAGCGGTATTGCCAAAGCGATACCTAAGTACTATGTAATCCAAGATGCGTCATTTGCTAGTGAAGGCTTTAGTCAAACTTGGTTGCCGCACTTATGGCGTGTTAAAGCAACACCACTAGTAGGTGCTCAAGAATACCACGACATTCTTAAAAAGCCATTCGAAGTTGACAATATCTGGGACAACGGCAACTATTACCCAAGTGGTAGTATTGTGCTATTTGGAAACCAATATTATGAGGCAAAAATTGATACACCAGTTGGCATTGAAATTGACAACGAAACACACTGGAAAGAAATTAAACCCAAAAGCGAGCTACAAACGTTTGGCACTGTTGCCAAAGATCTCGAGATTAACAATGCTATCCTCACACAAGCAGAGTACGAGGTTCCACTAAGTGGATACGATACTGTAGAGTTTTACATTGTGCCTACTAACGAAGACGGATCACCTGCTGATCCTGATAGTTACACAGTAGACAGTGACGGAATTACAGTTGATACAACCGAAGTTGACGTTGACGGACAGCCGCAATCGCCTAGGGCCAATGGTTATACACTAGGTTACTTAACTGGCGACGGTATTGCACCAAACGGATTACCGGTTACACCAGGCATTAGTTTTCCACCTGGTGCGCAAGAAGGAGACTTTGCATTGCGACTCGATTATTTTCCCAATAGACTTTTCCGTTACAATGGAGCACGTTGGATTAAGTACGAAGACAATGTTAGAACTGATCTTACGCCCGGTGCAGACAATCAAACACTGCGCAGTAGCTTTGTTAACAATACTAACACAACTGCAACCGCGGATCGTGGCGAAATACCACAGCGCCAAGGGCTCAACGATATACTTAAACCACAGGCTGATAATTAATGCAACAGTTTTTTTACGACGAACAAATACGCAGATTTCTTCTGCAAGTTACAAGAGTCTTTAGCAACTTCCAAGTTG